TAAGTTCTAAAGAGCCGGTATTTGAAAACGATTCCTTAAGAGTATACGAAAAACCTGAGATCAATAAATACTATGTAATTACAGTAGATACTGCAAGAGGTATTGGTGGAGATTATTCAGCATGCGTTGTTTTTGATATCACCGAAATGCCATATAAAGTAGTAGCAACATATAGAGATAATAAGATTGCTCCAATGTTATATCCTAACGTTGTAGCAAAGTTAGGTGAGGATTATAATAATGCCTATGTCTTAATTGAGACTAATGACATTGGGCAACAAGTCGTTGACATTTTACATGAGGAGATAGAATACGACAATATTTTTAGTACTGTCACTGAAAAAAATAGACAGTATGTATCACCAGGGTTTGGTAAAGTTACTAGACGTGGTGTAAGTACTTCTAAGCAAGTTAAAAGACAGGGGTGTTTTAGTTTTAAAAGTTTAATGGAGGAACAGAAGTTACTCTGTTTTGACGCAGAAACTATACATGAGATATCTACGTTTGTAGAAAAAGGTAATACTTATCAAGCGGACGAAGGGTATCATGATGACTTAGTTATGTGTATGGTGTTGTTTGGATGGTTGTCAACTAATACTTTTTTTAAAGAGTTAACAGACATCAATACCAGAGACGGTTTGTATAACAAACAAATGGCACATATAAAAGAAAATTTAACTCCTTTTTATGTTCGAAAGGGAACGGACGAACCGGAGGGAGAAGTTATCTATGGTGATTATTGGATATTAGACGATGACTTTCAGAAGAAAGTTAAAGAACTAGGACTTAAATTTTAATTTTTATAAATAATTAAATGATAAACAACTTGTATCATTTTAATTAAATCGAGGAGAAAAACATGGCTTTTCAGCTATCACCAGGCGTTCTCGTAACAGAAAGGGACTTGACAACTGTCGTACCTGCAGTCGCAACCACAAATGCTGGTTTTGTAGGTGACTTTAAGTGGGGTCCTGCTGACGAGATTCGAACTATTGATTCAGAAAATAACTTAAGAAGAACTTTTGGTTTGCCTGATAACGACGTTGCCGAAGACTGGTTTACAGCAGCTTCTTTCCTTGCATACGGTAATAACTTACAAGTTATCCGTGTAGTAGGATCAAGCGCTTTAAATGCTGGTACAGACGCAGGTGTACTTATCACAAACGAAGTTGATTACTTAAACAATCATTCCGCAGGCGCGGGCGCTAATGGAACATGGGCCGCTAAATATGTAGGTACTTTAGGAAATTCCTTAAAAGTGTCTATGGCAGACTCATCAGACTTTAGCTCTTGGGCATACAAAGCAGAATTTGATGCTGCACCAAGCACAACAGCTTCAGTAGCAAATGCTGGCGGATCAAACGACGAAATGCACATTATTGTCATTGACGAAGACGGTCTTTTCACAGGTACCCAAGGTACAGTTTTAGAAAGATTTGCCGGCGTTTCAAAGGCATCTGATGGTATTACATCTACAGGGGAAAGTAATTACTACAAAAACGTAATTAACTTCCAATCACAATATCTTTGGTGGACAGACCACATTGGTGGACATGTAAACTGGGGCTCACAAGCTTCTGGTGTTGCATTTACACTTATGAGTGCTGTAACAGATCCAACCAAGGCAACAGTATCTTTATCTGGCGGAGTAAATGATTCTCCTTCAGACGGCGATCTTCAAAACGGTTACGAAGTATTTGGTAACGACGAAGAAGTTGATGTTTCTTTACTACTTACTGCCGCACACAGCGTTAACGTAGGTAAGTGGGTACAAGATAACGTAGCAACTGTAAGAAAAGATTGCATGGTATTCTTGTCACCTACTAAGGCAAACTGTGTCAACAACGCAGGCCAAGAGGCAGCAGATATTGTAACAACAAGAAACCTATACTCCACCACATCTTACTCCGTAATGGACAGTGGTTGGAAGTACATGTACGACAGATACAACGATGTATACAGATGGATTCCTTGTAACGGTGACGTTGCTGGACTTTGTGTGCAGACAGACTTAACCAACGATCCATGGTGGTCACCCGCTGGTTTTAACAGAGGACATATTAAGAATGCTGTTAAAATGGCGTACTCACCCAGAAAGACTGATAGAGATACGCTTTACAAAGCAGGGGTAAACCCAATCGCAGGTTTCCAAGGTTCAG